AATAAACAGCAAACCGTGCAGGTTATTGATCCACAGCCCGCCTGCAATGACCAGTAATCCGCAAATAATCTGTATGGCGAACTTGGCACGGTAACGGATACCAATCAGGTCATCAGCCATCCCAACCAGATAAAGCATTATAATGGTACAGAAGCCGAATGCCAACGGGCGGCTTTCACTGCCGATATTACCAAGAAGCTGACCGTACCCCAACAACATATTGAGTCCCAAAGCAAGTGCCACCGAGAAAAAGACAACCGGTTTGAAGGCTATCCCTCCTAAACGGGGTACTACCCCCTGATGGATCTTCCGTTCATCAGGCACATCAAACAGACGCTTACGAAATGATATCAACAAGATTTGTGGAATCAAGACGCCGGCACAAAATACGCTCAAGGCGAATACAAATAAGGAATTGACAACCCAAAAGGCACTGGGATTGTCCATTACATTCGAAACAACAGTCATAAATATCGTATCAGACAAATTGAATATATTCAGGAAGAACCTCCACCGCAACAGCGAGATAACCCTTTAATTCGACAAGCAAGCGTTTTATCTTGCTGCCTCGTATTTTAAGCAAACAGCCCTCATATCCATTGAGAGAGCCTCCGATAATCCGAATTTTACGTCCGCACATCTGAGGGGTTATCTCTTCCGGCAAATAATATTTGGGTGAATCGGAACTGCTGACGGCTTGTATGAATCTGTCCATTTCCAAATCAGACACAGTCATAGGTTCCCGGAACGTATTCCGCAACCAACGGTATTGAAGCGTTTTGGTTCTTTCCACAATGGAGTCCAAATGCCGACGGGAATCATAAACAAAGAGCAAATCTTGAATGACCGGAACTTTCTCACGTACCTTTTTATCCTTTTGCAAAATGATTTGCCACTTCAAGGGGACAAATACCTTTACACCCGCTTCTTGCAATTGTTTGTATGCCGGCTTTTTAGCATTGCACCGTTTCAAATCACGCATGACATACCATTGTGCGTATTCAGTATTTTCCATCGAAATGCTTTAGTTTAGGCAAATATTACCAATCCTGCTTGATCGATCTATTTACTAATAATCAAGCAGTTATATAATACTTTCCAAAAGTAGGAATCTTTTGTTCCTTTAATCATCCCTTGCATCGCTATTCTAGAAGGCAAGTATTCACTTATACTAAAACATACTACTCTTCTTAAGAGAAGTACATCTATATAATGAACTTGAAAGAGTAGCGATAGTCACTTTATCTTCTTAAGAGAAGTATATTTCGTTTGCAAAAGTACGAAAAAATCTAAAAATCAAGGCATAAAGTGAACTTTTTTTTACTACTTATTTTTAAGAATCTTCAACATAATGCGTAAAATGAAAAACAATCATCCCCATATATCCTCTAACATGACTTTTATAAAAAGAAAAACGAAAAATCAAGGGTAAAATGTAATACATTGATATACAAATAATAATGAAAGATGTGAGAAAAAACGAAAAATCACAATGCTTCGCATTTGGTTCGCATTTAAACGTAAATTGTAGGAGGAAAATGGGAAATTTGTTCACGTTGGGGATAGTGATATTGCCATTGTGTTTTTTTTGAAGTTATTTTGGGCACAATTTAGGTGCTGCGAGGCGTTTTGGGGTTTGAATGTGGACATCAGAAGGAGGCTTTAAACGGCCTCCTTTTTTGTTGTCTGAAGGATGGGTATAAGGAGGGTGCATGGTGGATGAAAGAAAAAAATATTTTGTTCAAAAACTTCCAAATAATAATTATTTGGTATATTTGCAATGTGAAACATACCAAATAAGACATGACGAAAGTTATACACGTACATCTGATATTTGAGAAGAAGAACTACTATTTCGGGTCTATTTCGGCGATCTTCGATACCCTCACAGAGGAGGAAATCGGGATCACAAAAAGCAGTCTTTTGCATGCCGGCATGACGGATGGAAGCTGCAAAGTGACCAAACGGGCAATGATCATACAATCGCACCTGATTAGAGGTGGTAAATAGCTATAATACAATAGTTTAAACATGCAATTCCGTTTCAATCCGTTTTTGGCGGTATTTCGGCTTTTTTTAGCTGGAATGCCGCCTTTTTTATCCCCAACCTATACATTTCGTTTTTGGACGTTTTTGGGGTTGGAGATAGTGTTGGGGATAGTGTTGGGGATAGTATTTTCATGATTTTCGAGCCGTTCAAGGGGGGGGTATTGGGTTAATTTCGGTTAAAACGATAGGGTTTACAGGTGATTGACGGGGGGTATTTCCATGATTTTAGAGGGTTGGTATGGTATGATTAATTATATTTAATTGATATATAGTGTGTTATATTTGTTTTTATTAATATCAAGGTTGGATAATACCGGGGAAACGGCTAAATTTGCAAAAAAAGGAGGTATTTTATGGCTGCAAGTTTTAGTTATTGGAAAGGTTTTATTGATAAAACACTTAAAGATCGGAAAAGGCGTTTGCCGCTGGACGACATGGACAATATGGTAAAGAGAAAAGACATTATACGGACGCTTATTGACGATCATCGGGATGTGGCCATGTATAGGCATGCTCTTTGTGCCATACACTTGAAATTGATAGGCATGTCGTCAGGTGCTACTCCTCACTATGAAGACGGAACCGGTTTTGTTCGTCTTATTTTCAAGGAAATAAACCGATTACGGAAACGTATAGAGGAGTTGGAAACGACAGTAAAGGAATATGAAGAGAAAGGAGTCTGCATACGATGAATGTACCTGTATTATCAAAAATAAAAGCCTGGAAAGAAAAGCGCCTTAGAAAGAAAATCGTTCTAAGGCTGCTTGCAAATCGTAACCATAATCCTAATGGCAATCGAACTGCGTTTGAAGCTGATAATATTATTCATTATATCAATAACGGTACGACCTATCGTGAGGAATGACAATATGAGGTAGTTGCATATTTCCATTGTCTACGGGTGGAAATACAACAGGAACACTAAAAGATATATTTGTATTTGAAGTGTTTCCATCTGATGATGTCTTGTTTCCTCCTATGCCAAACGACCCTAACATAACGCCTATTCCTGTTTTATCCTCAGAATTGGATGTACTTGTTAGAGCTATATTAAAACTTACATCCTGAACAACGTGCGCTTTGTTTTTTATAATAGCTTTAGCGTAATCTCCCTGTTCTATATTTCTCGGATTGATTACACATTCAGTTTCTTTCAGAGCTTTTTGTGCATCGTTTATTCCTTGTACAATCTGAATAAGTGTCTCACTTATAAAATCTCTCAGTTCCATATATTTTTATTTTATTGGCTTTCGCCGGTTATTACTTCCTGATCTGTATTGCGCCATTGCTATACTCTTTTGTCACGCAGCCCAACACAAGATAGATATACCGGATCGCATCTTTAGGAATAGAAAATGGCGCATGAATTTGGCGACCATCCGGATAAGTCTCCCGATTGGTGCTATAAGCCATAAAGTGGTCTCCGTCGTCTTGAAGTTGTTTTGTTACTCTATATTCAGAGGTCTCTATTACGTAGTTACGCCCATTCATTATTAATCGTTGGTCATTTACCCGTCTCAGAGCAAGGATAGAACCACTGGAGTATTCTACCATACTGTCGCCATAGTGACGGATGGCGGCTGTCGCTTCCGGGAACCAGTCACCGGCATCGATCCACTCGGATGGAGAGTTGGGGTCAGTGTTCGCAACACGGTCGTTCAATCCACCGATGGTGGAAACATCGTCATAAAACGGAATCAGGTTCTTTTTGGCAGGTAAAACCGCTTCCTGCTCACCCATGGGTGACTTCCCTTCGCTTTTCAGCATAGAGCCGCGACCGGTGAGAAGCCAGTCTGGGTTAATGTCTGGATATACGCTTAGAATATTTTCTAATTTATCAGATCCGATTGCTCCATTATTTTTAAGGGACTTGCCAAATGAAGCATTGGACATACCAATGCTTTTCTCAAAAGCCGCTATACTCAGGTTGTTAGCGTCAATAAATTCTTTTAGCCTCTTTAAAACCATATAGAGTTCCTCCTAATTGTTTTTACCTTGTGAATAGAATTTATCCTATAAATATTTGCTTAATTAGAAAATATCCTATAATATTGCACCGTCATTACAAATGTAACTGACGCTGTAAAGATAATCATTAATCATTAATTATTGAATATGGCAAAGATTTTAGCAGACACAGAAATCAGAAAAAAATTAGAAGAAATCTTCCAGTGTAGTCGTAAAGCGGTCAGCGAGGCATTGAACTGTCGGTCTAATTCGGAGCTATCGAAGAAGATTCGGGCGATGGCTATCAAACTTGGAGGGGCAGTCAAAAAAGAGGAACACGTAAAAATAATTTAATAGCCATTTAAAACAGGATTGAAAATGGAAACAAATCTGAATTTATTCTACAACGAGGAGGCGAACGTAACAATTCGCACGCAGCAACTGAACAACGAACCTTGGTTTGTAGCCAAGGATGTGGCAAACGCTTTAGATATCGCTTGGAGCGGTGCTACATTATCCAATATTCCAGATGATTGGAAAGGGATGATGAGTTTTAACACCCCTTCTTATGGTGATCGCGGCGGAGGTGTGCAACAGTTGTCAGTCATCAACGAAGCGGCCCTCTACAAACTGGCGTTCCGGAGTAATAAGCCGCAGGCGGATGCCTTCGTCAACTGGGTAGCCGGTGAGGTTCTTCCCCAGCTCCGCCAGACCGGGCAGTATCGGATCAAGGGCGAGGCGGAGTGCATGCGGGAGCAACAACAGCGCCAGCGCCTGCCCCTTCCGAAGTACCGCCCGTTCTTCGAGGAATGGAAGCAGCGGGTGAAGCCCTATATCAGCCGGAACGAGTTGGCAGAGGTGGCAGAAGGTATAGGTGTTAGTTATCCGCACGTGCGCAAGGTCTATGCCGGGACATCTGTCAGCAAAGACGTGGTTCGACGGATCACCAGCCTGGCCAAGCAGAACCGAAGTCAAGGTATCACCTATCCCGACCCTGTGCCAATCTGCGAGCAGATGTGCATCGAGTGGGACGAAGAGAAATCTTAATCGCGACATATAAAGACTGCTAACCCTTACACCCGGCCAAGAGAGCTTATGACTCGCACATAGCGGAGCGAGACCGCAGCCGGGACAGACAGATAATTCTAAAAACGACAGAAAAAGATGGAAACAAAGAGAATCGACTACAAAGCGCTGTGTGAGGCACTGTTCGAGATGGACGCGCCGTATGAAGACAACTTCCGTATGCTGGTCTATACCGGCAGGAAGGAGGAGGAACGCCCGGTGTTCCGCGTAGTGATCGCGAAAGGCGCGTGTAAGGTTGTCATCGGGCAGCAGGGTAAGGAGTTCTGGGGAATCACCGGGTTGGATACGAAGACAGGCGAAACGCAGTGGTACAACTACAACGACTGCGTCAGCTTGGAGAACTGGGCGGTGTTAGACCGGCTGCTGAAGACACGCTTCGGCTGGATGGAACTGACTGATCCCGCTCTCGTGATTGAAACCAAGATGCTGGCAAAGGCACAACTGGGTAATTGACAATGGAGAATTATGAAGGCGAAGGTGATACTTTACGGATGGGCATTGAGTTGGCTGTTCCTGTTTGCCGGAATCGGAACGATGGAACATGGCAGCATACTGGCGGGAAGTCTGCTCTGTTCGGTCTGGTTCTTCTTCAGCTACATGCTGATCGGTAACGAAGCGGCTTGCTTATGCGAGTTGGACCGTTTCGAAGAATGGATGGTTCGGCTGCTTGGTGGCAGCGACAAGGATAAACAATCGGTTTAGGTCTCAATTAAGATTGGTTTTGGTTTAGCATCGGTACGCGGCCCGCGGTACGAGGGTGGTATCCCGGATAGTTCAGTCAGGCAGAACAATCGGAACTGGTAATTCAGGCGATATGGTCAGCGGTTCGAATCCGCTTCCGGGAACAATGATAAATTTCTAAAAACGGAACGATATGGAATTCTACAAGAATCAACTGTGCATATCATACGCTGAGCTGACGGCAGGCGATCCGTTGGCGGTTGATCCGCTGAAACGGCCGATCCTGTCGGAGTCCAACTTCAAATATTACAAGAAGACGGGCAAACTGCAGGTGCTGAACCGTGCCTGTTACGGTACGCCCGCTTTGGTTCTTTATGCCTCCCTGCCCGACAGCGTCAAGCAGGAGGTGGAAGCCCGCAAGGGGGAAACTTTCGAAACCGAACCGAAACGCTATGTGCTGAAAGAGATGATCCGACGCGATCCGATGGCAGAGCAGTTCTTCCGAGGCTGGACTTTCGAGGGGCGTCCGCACGACCACCTGAAGCCGGAATATGTCGAGTTGTACGTTGCCAACGCTTCGGCGTTGAACGCCGTCTTGGAGCTGACGGGCAACCGTTCGCTCTTCATCAAGCAATACGGCAAACCCTACAACCGCGTCTGGCCGGAGACCAGCCGTGAGCTGAACGAGATACAGGATGTCGTCGGCTGTCGCCTGCCCAAGAACCATCTTGCGCTGAAAAGGGTTGCCCTGAAGTACAGCGAGGAGGGTTACGAGAGTCTGATCAGCGGCAAGATGAAGAACAACAACGCCCGCAAGAACAAAGAGAGCCGCCAGGAGGCACTGATCGTCGAACTGATCGGTGACGGACGCAACATCGACAACGAGACGGTGGCACGGCTCTACAATGCCGTTGCCGGTCGTATGAACTGGAAACCTATCACCGGTGCAACCGTTGCCAACTACCGCAAGGAACATCCCGAATGTTATGCCGGACGCTACGGAAAGAGTGCACTTGCCAACAACAAGCTGATGCAGGTGACACGTACGGCCCCCACTGCGCCGATGTACTTCTGGTGTGTCGACGGATGGGATACGGAACTGTTCTACCAGGCACGTGCCACTGACAGTCGTGGCCGAAGCGTTACAACCTACCATCATCGTCCCACAGTCGTTGCCATTGTCGATCCTTTCAACAAATACATCATCGGTTATGCCATCGGTCGCCACGAGTCGGCCGCACTGATCCGCCAGGCTTTCCGCAACGCCTTCGAGCATGTGAAGGAGCTGTTCGGATCTTATTTCAAGCCCTGGCAAGTGCAGACCGACAATTACGGCCGAGGCCATCTGAAGTGTTTCTACGAAGCGGTCGGCCACTGGTACACTCCGGCAGCTGTAAAAAACGCAAAGTCGAAGATCATCGAACCTTTCTTCAACCAGTTCAACCGGCAATGGCTGCGCCTTCTGCCCAACAGCAGCGGCCACGGCGTGAAGAGCCGCCAAAAGCTGCAAGTGTCCGATGACTGGATCGAGACTCACAAACGTGACTTCCCCGATTTCGAAGGATGCTGCCGGCAGTTGGTAAAGATGATCGATTTCGACCGCGCCACCAAGCGCGAGGAATACATCAACCGGTGGATCGATCTTCCCGAAACCGACCGCCAGCTGTTTGCCCCTGAAGACTTCCTGTTGGCTTTTGGCGAGACAGCTGCTCCTCGCCCGCTTAGGGGTGATGGCGTGCATCTGCAGGTGGGCGGTCATCGTTTCCAGTATGAATGTTTCGACAAGGAGTTCCGCAGTTATGGGCACACGACTTTCTTCCTCAAATACGATCCCTCCGACATGGACCGGGTGATCGCTGTCGAGAATATCGGTACGCAGAAAGAACCGAAAGAGGGCGGCGTGAGGTTCGTCCTCGAACGCAAGTACGAACAGCCTATGGCGCTGAAAGATCGTGAGGAGGGTGATGCCGAACAGCTGCACCGGGTGTTCAACTTCAACAAGGAGTATGTGGATGACATCGTTCTGAAACGTGCCCGCAGCGGCGAGATCGTCCGCGAGCTGTTTGAAGAGAACGAGGACCTGTCGAATACCCTCACTGCTCACGTGATCACCGACTCGCTGGGCCGACATAAGGATGTACGCAACGAAGTAGCCGGGCGTAAGGAACCGATCGTCCTGCCGAGAGTTCCAAAGCAGGAAGAGATCACAAACGAAGAGGACGATTTCACTTTCAGTGATGATTACAGCGACTTTTTAAATGATTTTTAAACGATATAAAAAAACAGACACGATATGAACAGAAACGGATTATTGAAACACGTAGGTGACTGGATCACCCGGCTTGGATCACAGAGTAAGGTTGCAGAGAAATGTGGTATATCAGGTACCGCCCTTAGCCAATGGATGAACGGGAAGTACGGCGCGAACAGCGCCGAGCTGGAAAAACGCATCGCCTCCACTTTAGGCTATCAGGAAGACGGTTGGCAGGTGGTGACCACCATCCAGAACTACCGCAAGATCGAGTTTGTTTACCGCTCCTGCAAGCAGCAGGCTTTGTGGATGGCAATCTCGAATAAGGCGGGAAGTGGCAAGACACAAACCTTGGAACACCTCTTCAACCAGGATCTCACCGGCTCGGTTGTCTTCATCCAGGCAGAGGAGTGGAACTCCAGGCAGTTCCTCGTTGAGCTGGCCGAACGCACCTGCGGTGTACCCAAGCGAGGCTATACCGATATTCCTACCTTGCTGAAGATGATAGCGGAATATTTCAACGGTATGGCCGGTGATCACCCGGTACTGATCATTGATGAAGCCGACAAGCTGAAGCCGGCCGCCTTCCGCAAGCTGATCCCCCTCTACAACCGTACCGAGCACCGTTTGGGCTGTGTGCTTGCCGGTACGGAGAACCTGCATAAAGAGATCGCCCGTGGTGTGCGTAACAACACCAAAGGCTATGACGAAATCGACAGCCGCTTGGGACGCAGCTACATCGAATTACCCGGAGCCACCGAGCAGGATGTAAAGGAAATCTGCACCGCCAACGGATTGGACGATGCCACCGCCGACCGTATCTGGAACGAGGTTGACAAGATCAAGCGCTACGTGAAAGTAACCAACAAACGGGGCGAGACCAAGGAGAAGAACCTGTTTTTCTGCGAAGACCTGCGCCGGCTGATGCGACTCGTGAAACGTGAACAGATCGCTAACCAATTCGGACAGATGTAGCGATGGGAAAGATCTTAGGCATAAAACAATTCCTGCAGGAAAGGAAAAAGGCAATGGATTTCAGCGGGTCGTTCTATCATCTGCTGGGCCGTCCCGAACCGCAAGGCGCATGGATCATCTGGGGACAGTCGGGATCAGGGAAAACCACCTTCACCTGTCGTCTGGCGAAGTATCTCGCCGAGTTCGGCCGTGTCGCCTACCTCTCGTTGGAGGAGGGCGACAGCCTCTCACTGCAACGTTCATTTCAGGATGCCGGAATGATGGAAGTGAACGGACGGGTGGTGCTCCTGGACATGAACTTCGATGAGATGGTAGAAAAACTTGCAAAGCCGAAGAGTTGGGATATCGTTATCATCGACTCCTTGCAATATGCCCGCATCGACTACGATACCTATCGCGACCTGCGTTCCCGCTTCCCCCGTAAGCTCTTCATCTTCATCAGTCACGCCGACGGCAAGAACCCCAAGGGTGGTGTGGCCGACAGCATCCGTTACGACTGTTCGTGCAAGATTTACGTGGAGGGTTTCCGTGCCGTGGCTGCCAGCCGTTACCTTGACCACGGACAGAAGTCGCACCCCTTCATCATCTGGGAGGAGAAGGCAGTTCTTTACTACGGACAGGATTTTGATCAAGTTAAATAACATTCAGAAACAATACAGTATGGCAACAACCAAGAGACAAACGAAAAAACATTCCCACGCCCTCTTCTGGACTTTGTTGAAGGAAACGCCGGGTTACGATCCTTGTTACAAGGAAGTGATCAAGGAGGGTATCGTACATGAACATAGCGGTGGGCGTACCACCTCGCTCAACGAGATGTATGAGAACTATCCGTCGGAGTACAGTCGGATGATCGATGCGATGAAGCCCAAGGGAGAAAAGAGGCTGATGGCCTACGAGGAGCGGCGCGACCGGTCTGCCAAAAGGGTGATCGCCGCCATCTGCCAGTGGGTCGACAAATTGGGCTACAAGTTTCGTGACGACCGGCATAAGTTGATGTATGTGAAAGGCATCGCCTGTCGGGCGGCCAATTGCGGCAACTTCAACGCAATACCGGACGACAAACTGACAGCCATCTACAACCTCTATCGTAAGCGCAACAGCGTAGGCATAGAGGGTAACCCTGAACTGGACCACCCTGTCGGCAAAAACTAAGGAGCTATGGGTTACATTCCAATAAAGGACAAACTGGAAGAGATCGAGCGGCGTGGACGGCAGATCCGTCGCCGGCAGGAGAAACTGAAGGACGACGCAGCATTTCTTGCCGATATGCTGCTCACACGCGCCACACCCGACATGGAGGCACAGCGCCGCCTGCTTCGCGAATGGGAAGAGGAGATCGAGCAACTTGAACAGTCGCTTACCTTTCTCCGTAGCGAATACATGAAATACAAACATAAATCAAATTCATAATTCATAAATCAAAAAATCATGGAAGATTTAAGCAAACTGACAAGTAAAGATTTAGAAGCATTATTGGCAAAAAAGAGAGAAGAAGAACACCGCCAGGCGTTGGACAAACGTGCCGCCTATGAAGGCATCCGTGCTGAATTAGTACAGAAAGTTGAAAACAAAGTGCGTTCCGTGTGCGA